GTTTCTTCTTAGTCATTCTTGGTTCGGTCATTAGTTAAGCCTTGCTTTCTTTTGAATTTTTATGGTTTCAGTTATTCTGTCGTGTTGAGCTTTCTCTGCGTTCTCGAAGCCTTTGTGGTAGCCCTCTTCAAACCCGCGCATGTAGGTTCGACGCAGCAGATCGTCGTCTTGCTTCTTTTTAACCGGGTGGTTGAACTTATAAAACCTGACTAAAACCCACCCCGTTAAAAATCCCGCTACTATCCAGAGTATCTCCACGTCAGTACCCCCGCATCGTTTTCTGCTTCTTCAGCGCGTTGTCAATACGCTCTACGGTTTCTTTAGGCAACTCCATGCCGCCGCTGTACTGCGTCAGGTAGTCCACGATGAACTCGAGTGTGAGCGTGTCGTCGAACGGGTAGACAGCGCGTCCTGCATGGAATCCTATGACGCCGGTGTGGAGCACTGGGTAGCCCGTTACATTAACAGCCATACGGCAGAAGTAGTAGTCTTCAGACAAGTACAAACCCGAGTCCGGGTCTACACCTACTTTGAAAAAGTCGTACTTCTTATAGGTAGACTTGTCGTCGTCGGTGTTTTTGTAGGGCTCCACGAGCCTGCGATCTATCATACCCCGAAACACCGATCGGTGAACCATCATGTAGCCGGTGCCGCACTCTTTCATTTCTCTCAAATGCCCTTCAGATGACATGCAGAAGTTGGCGACCGGGCGGTAAGGTATGGTTTTCTTGAAGTACATACCGCACACAATACCCCGACCCTTTTGAGCGACATCATAGAGCTTCTTTATGTCGTCAGCAGCGAAGTGAATGTCGCTGTCGATGAACAGCAGGTACTCTTTATCAGAGTCCAGGAACCGGGCCACGAGCGTATTACGGGCTCGCGTTACCAGGCTGTCTCCGTTCTGGAAGAGCAGCGTTCCGACCGGGTTGGTCGGATCATAGAGCGCGTGGTAGGCAGCTCTGGCCGTGTCTACCTCTATCTTATGGTCGTAGCACGGAATAGCCATGGCTACGGTTTTGATGTTTGTGGGTGCGTTTTCAATTTTCATTTCTTACCCCCGTTCTTAGGACGGCGAGGTACAGAGCGCACTCTGCGTTCCCACTCCACGACTTTAAGATATTCGTCTATTTCAGACTTCTTGTACCTTGCAATCGTGCCGATCACGGTCGGCTTCGGGAACTCGTTGTCCCGATCGTTCTCCCAACGCCACAATGTCGACCGGTCTATTTTAAAAAGGCGGCACACATCGTTGCGTGTGTAATGTTCGTTTTCCATTAGTATATTGGTTTGATTAAAATGGTAATTACTGCACTCACATAATACAACACTCTGCAACACTATGCAACACCATGCAACAAATGAAGTGGGTTTTACGCTCGCCGACTACCAAGACACTTTTATCAACGATTTAGACATGCGGGTGTGCGCCATTGTGGGCGCTAAAGGCTCGTCGAAGACGTGGAGCGCGTCGAAATTTGTGCTTGTGCAGATAGCCCGCGCTATGGAGAAGGATATACGCGAGCAGGGTCTTATGATGTTGAACTCACGCCAGCAGGTGCTCGATGTATATGAGCAGGACGTGCGCCCCGTGCTGGATCAACTCAACTGGCCGTATCACTTCAACGCCCAACAGCTCAATCTGCGAGTGTTTAACACCATTATCCACCTGCGCTCCGCTGACCCCGACGCGGTTAAGAAAATCGAATCCATTGCCTATGATTGGGGGTGGGCCGACGAGGCTTCCTATTACCCGCCTGAAACCCTGCGGACGTTCGTATCACGCATCCGTAAAGGCCCGGCGCTGGTGCGCATCACGTCGATGCCCGACGAGCCTGACGCCTACATATATGAGTTTATAGAGTCTATTGTGGAAGCCGAGAAAGCTATGGGTAATCGTGCAGAGATGTTCGAGATCACGTTGGCTGATAACCCCGACCGTGAGTTCGCTGACCGGTACGAGCAGTTCCTGCGAGCCACCTACTCCGGCGCACAGCTCGACCGGTTCCTGTATGCGAAGCGCGTATCGTTAGACGGCGAGGGTCTTTTCGCCGTAGAGTCGCACATGCGGGTAGACGACATGACTATTGACCGGACGAAAGAGTTGGTCTTGAGCTGGGACTTTAACGTGGAGTACCTGGCCGTGTCCGCGTGGCAAACCATAGGACATAACGAAGAGGCCGTCCCGCGCGTCGGCTGCGTCGCCTCGTGGCAGCTCAAACACCCCACGGTGAAAGAAAACGCCGAGCAGCTGTGTATGGAACTCGAAGGTTTTGAGCCCCGTATATACCTCCACGGCGATGCTTCGGGCGATAACCGCACCGCGCAGGTGACCGATTCGATGTGGAAAACCGTCCGCGAGATATTTCAAGAATTTTTCCCCGATGTTCGTTATATTGTCCCCAGGTCGAACCCACCCGTTAAAGATACTATACAATGTCTTAACTGGGCGCTACGGTCTAACCTTATTGAATTTAACCGAGACGAACGCAATGTATATATGAGTCTTCAGGCCGCTAAGTCCGACAAGTTTGGCGAGATGGATAAGTCTTCCGACTACAAGGCAGAAGGCGGCGCTAAGTCTCACGAGGCTGATACCGCACGGTATGCAGCCTTTCATTTTTACCAACACCTCTACCCCGGCGGTAGCGGAAGATTTTTCGTTGTATGATTAAAGACAGGCAGAAACTGACTCTGGGCTTATCCAAGGCGTTATCCAAACACGTCCAGCCTGAGTCAGCTAAACACATCGCCAGTCGTATATTTTCTGCGATGATTGTCGGGCAGGGTTCTTATACCCCCTCGCGGTGGAACAAACGACTTATTGTGGAGCAGGCGTACGAAAGAAACCTGCCTTTCCATTTCGCGGTGAATCTTATAGCACAGACCGTGGCGTCTATACCTTTGGTGGTCGAGTGCGGTGTGCGTGGCAAACGACAACGTACCGACACGCACCCCATGCTTAAGGCCCTTGCTCGGAACATGGACATTTACGACCTGTTAGAGCGATTGACAAAGAATTACGTGGTGCTCGGCGAGACTCACGCGCTGATCGTAAAGTCCGACCTGAATAAAAAACCTCTCGGCACCATTGTTATGCCGGAGGTAAACGTGAAGAACATCGAAGGAACGTGGCGTAGACCCATCGCAGGTTTCGAGTACAGCGACAAGGGCCGCGTAGAGAGGTTTGATTACGACGACGTAATACACATATACAAGCCTTCGTTATCCAACTATTTTGAAGCCATGCCGGTAGCCATTCCGGCACAGGACACCATATCGTTGAACAACGCTGGCATCACTTGGAATAAAAACGTGGCTCAGTCGGGCGGTATGCCGCCTGTCATAGCACAGATGAGCGGAGCTAACGAGAAAGTAGCCCGCGAGTTCAAGAAAATGTGGGGCGAGCAGAGCGGCGCGGCCAATGCGGCAGATATAAAAGTCACCCCTGACAACGTAGAGTTTAAGCAGTTTAACGTAACCCCGCACGACGCGGAGTGGGAGCGAGCCGTACTGGCTTCGCTTCGTTTTATTTTGATGTCGCTGAACGTGTCGTCTACAATGGCGAACGACGCAGGCAACAAAACGTATAACAACGTGAAGGACGCCCGCAAGGCGCTCTACACCGAGGCGGGCATACCGGTGGCCAAGCGCATTGTAAGCGCCATAAACCGAAAAATGAGCCCCTATTATGAAGACGACCCTATTTTACTTGTCGACGAAGACGGCATTGAAGCCATCCAAGAGGATAAAGCGAAACAGTGGTCGCGTATCATACAGGGTATCGACGCAGGTCTTATTACGCAGAATGAAGGACGCGACGAGATCGGTAAACAACCAGGAAAAGGCCCGACTGCGGATTTATTGCAAAATTCCAGAATAATAAATAACATACCGAAGGTGAACGGAACCGGTGACACGCCTAACCCCGACAACCAAAACGAACAGGACACAGACGATGGACAAGAAGATTGAAACTCTCATAAGTAGCCTCGAGCAAGCCGCTGACAGCTACGACGAACTTAACACGGAGACGATGTATGAGGTCGGCGACGTGGTGTCCTTCGATATGGACGGTGACAGCGTGGTAGGCGTCATAGAAGACGAAGACAAAACCGGCTATCACGTTCGCGTCTACGCTACGGCAGGCGATACCTTCGAGCCCACCGATAAAATAGTGGTGAAAGGTGAAGGTGATCTGGCCCTGTACGAGACCGAAGACTCAGAGGAGAAGAGCGAGCACACCCACGTCAAGTGGTACTCTGAAGAGGGTCTTACGTTCGGTATTGTTCGTAAAGCAGGTAAAACCAGCTCCGTCGAGGTGTATGCTGAAGAAGACGAAGGGTTCGCACCTACCGGCGTACTCGTAGACGTCCCGCTCGTTGGTCTGAAGACTACCTATATGAAATTGACCAAGACCAAGCCTAAGATTATGGCTAAAATGGGCGAGGTTAGCATGGAGATCGACGAGGAGCGTAACATTGGTGTTATACGAGGTATCGCTTCGAGCTACGGCAACGTAGACCTCGGCGGCGACACCATACCCAAGGGCGCCTACACGCAGACGCTTCGCCATAAGAATGGCAGGGTTAAGTTCCTGTTCGACCACGGCTGGACAACCCACGACATCGCTGGCGTGTCCTTCCTCGAAGACGCCGAAGGCGGACTTATGATGCGCGGCGAAATGCCTTTGGATGCGACTGACGTTAAGAACGCGTTCATCAAAGTTAAATTTTTAGTAGACAACGGCGTAGACATGGGCCTGTCAATCGGTTATGACGCGGTGAAGACCACGCATAACGCTGACGGAACCCGTACGCTGAACGAAATTGCGTTGCACGAAGTGTCTCTGACGCCCTGGCCGATGGACACTCACGCACAAGTATTGGAGGCCCGAGCCAAGCGGATTAGTTTCACCGCTAAATCGCACAAGTGGGCAACTCTCACAGACGCGCCCGCTAAGGGCAGTCTGACCGATCAAGACGCTGGTGAGGCACTTGAGGTATTAAACCAAACCTTAAACCAACTCAGAAAAACAAATGTCTGAACAACTGACGCAGTACAAAAACGCCGTCGGTGAGCTGAAGGATATGATCGCTGGGTACGGTGCGGATTTGACGAATCTAAAAGATGAGTCGTCCGAGTTCAAGTCTCACTATGAGAAATTGAACGAGAAGCTGGATTCACTCGAACTCGAGATGAAGAAAGCTGCTCCGAAACCGTCCCCAGAGGCCGTTAAATCGGCTCAGACCGCCGCGTTTCAGAAAATGGCTATTGACTTCGCGTCCAAAAAGGGCGAGCGAAGCTCCTTAGCAGACCGCTATAAAGAGGCTATCACTGACAGCTACCACAAGTCGCTGAAAGGTGAGACCAAGAGTGACAACCTTGTCCGTTTCGATTACGCAGGCGCTGGTGCGCTGCTTCTGCCGGAAGTGATCCAACAGGAGATCATCCGCGACGTAGTAGAGTCCACCCCTGTTCTCGAAGTGGCCCGTGTGACCACGATTGGCGCCGAGGCTCTTAAGCGCAGAATCCGCACTTCTACACCCGGCGGTCGCTGGTTGGAAGAAGAAGCGGAGAACGTGAAAGGCAAGCCGAAGTACAAAACCAAGCGCATCCCTCTGCACAAGTGGGCTTCATACTACGGTGTGACCATCGAGCAGGAGCAGGACGCGGCTTACAACATGATTGAGGAAATGATGATCGCCTTCAGAGAAGACTTCGCGGTCGACTTTGGTGACGCATTCCTCAACGGTGGTGGAAACGGTAAACCTACAGGTGTAGTTGGCCGTGTAGACTCTGTACCCTCAGAGTCACTTGCGCTGACATCTGACCTGCTCATCAAGCTACAAGAGGAGCTGAAAGGCCCTTATCAGGCTAACGCCGCGTGGATGATGACTCGCCAGACCCGAGGCTACGTACGCACGATCATCTTTGCCGCTGGCAATGATGTGAATGGTGCATGGGAGCCAGACCTGACCCGCCGTACGCCTACGCTTCTGTTAGGAGCTCCGGTTGTATTGGCCGCGCCGGGTGATCTCGCCGGACAGTTCAAGGGCGACTTCACAGCTGGCGAAGTGCCGATCATCTACGGTGATTGGTCGCAAGGCTACGAAGTGGCTATGGGCTCGCAGATGTACATGATCGACGATCCGTACTCTGAGGCAGCCAGCTTTGTGCGCAACCTGCACATTATGAACCGCGTAGGCGGTGACGTAATTAAGCCGGAAGCGCTTAAACAACTCACTATAACCAGCTCGTAAGGAGGCTAACCGCTATGGCATCACTTGATTTCGCAGCAAAAGTAGCCTTCCAATTTGCGTTTGAAGGAACGATCTCAGCGAATACGAACACCGCAGCCATCGACACCCAAGGGTTCGACGGCGTGGCGTTTGCTACCTCGGTGAGAGCGTCCAACGTCGCAGAAGGCACGGAGATTGATGTTAATTTCCTGGAAAGTGACGACAGCAACATCGCTAACGCGACCGCTGTTGAAAGGGTGGTATTCAACCCACCGATTTCTGAAGCAAACACCGTAATCTGGGCCTCACCGGTTCCAGCCAAACGGTACTTGTTTGCTCAGTACATCCCGAGAGGCGCAGGTCAGGCGACTGTCCACGCACTCGGCGCGTTAGGTTACGCTCGCAATGAGCCGACCTACAACGAGTAGTAAACAAAACAGCTGCCCGGTTTAGGCCGGGCGGCTTTTACTTAACCAAACAGACCCATGAAAGTCACCTTTAAAGAAGACCAGAAACTCAGCTATGACGGACGAAACGTTAAAGAGTATAAGAAAGGGCAGACGTATGAAGCCCAACATCCGCATGAGGCTCGAGTTTTTGAGTCTATGGTTGGAACAGGAGTTGCGGAAGCACCTGCACCTGCTGAAACAGTGGAAGACGCAGAGAAGCCTGCGCCCAAAACCAAAAAATCGTCCGGTAAGAAAGTAACCAAACCGACCGCTAAGAAATGAACAACCTGTCCTATGGGTCTTTGTCCCCGACCGTAGACTACTCGGCCATAGCTGACTCCGTGGAGCAGATGTCCCGAGCTGACGTGGCGGTTTCACCAAGTTCGGTGAAGCCCTACCTGCCGGTCTACGACGACGACGACGACGAGATAATATTCGACCTGGCAGCTGACGCTCAGGCGGCAGTGGAGCGCTACGCCGACGTGCATACGACCAAACGTATGTGCCGCGCGGAGTTTCTACGCCCGTTAAGACGTATAAAACTGCCCTTCGGCCCGCACACAGTAGTCAAAGTGGAGCAACGCTCGTCCGTCGATGAGGAGTACGAAGAAACGCAGGATTACAAGACCGTAGGACTTAATTTCTTGTCAATCGAGTTGATGTACCGGCGCATGACCCGCGTCACGTTTGAGTCCGGGTGCGAAGCAGTACCCCGGCAAATAACCACAGCCATAAAGCAAGAGATTGCTTTCAAATATAAAAACCGGAACGACCCCGAGCAGGTGGCTGCCGAAAGCCGCGCTGGGCTAAGTGTGCTCACGCGCAATAGCCTCGACGTGCTCGATCGTTCCCAATTCAGCGCAAATGAGTTCTCCGGGTAGACAGTTCGAGGAAATTATGAAGAAGTGGGTAGCTAAAGGGCTGTCCAAAATGGCTGTCGAGCTTAACGAGGAGGTCGTGCGTCAAATGAACGAGAACGTAGACCGAGGTGAGAGTTTTCCCGGAGAGGCTTTCGACTCGCAGTACGCAGAGCGCACGATACGCGACCGTAAAAGAATGGGTTTCCAGACCAACCGGGTTGACCTTCAGCGCCGTCGCAAGCGGATCAAACACACGCACACGTTTGAACAAGGTGTGGGCGTGGCCCGAACCAAGTTCAGGGCACAGACCGACCGCAGAGGTCAGAACGCGGGTGTTATCATGCAGGCGCATCACAGCGGAGAAGGCAGACTGCCTGTGCGCAGGATTTTTCCTACTAAGAAGTCCACCGTGCCGAAAGAGGCGTTAGAAAAAGCCGCCGCAAAAGGATTAGAGGTTTTTAATGAATTATAGCAATGCGTCTTCAGTAGAGATCGTAGAGGTGCTTATGAAAGACCTCTTGAAATACCTGTATGCGAATATACAGGGCGTTCCTAACCGGTTTATATTCCACCAGTTTTTCGGCGTACCCTTTTTTGAACTCGAAACCGATAAGCGCATACAGTTCGCTCGGGTGGCATTGTATGAGCAGCCCGAGGTGGTTGACTTATTTGTCGACGACCACCGCGCTAACCTGTCCGACCAAGCCTATCACATAGACTTATCGGTCGTACGGGCTTACACCAAGGACGATCACACCCGCGGCGAGTTCCCCCTCATGATGCTCAAAGACGCTATCGTGGATTGGAGCAAGCAGGTGGATGCTTCTCAGCTCACAAATGGTTATATTTACACATTCGGTTACACCGGTACGGACATTATGGAGCGCAATGAGCGCCTGGTGAGCCGTAGCTTGATATTCACGGCACGTCGTGACTTATACAAACCTCAAATAAAATAACAAAACAATGGCAGCTACAAGTCCAATTATCTATAGAAACGTCTCCGTAAACGGTGTGCAGTACAATCTGCACCTGAGCGAAGGCGCTGAGGTCACGATTGAACCTGTGACCGATCTCGTTGAAGACAATCAAACGCTCAACTCGGCGTACGATGTGAACTTCAGCGTTACACTGTACGACGTAAACGTCGCCACCGACGCAAACATCTACAGCAACACGGCCAGCGAGCCCGTTCGGGCAACCATGCTGTTCTCGGGTGCTGTAGGCGCAGCTAACACATCCATCTCGAATGTGATTGTAAACGCTACGAAGGTCTACGACCAAAACCGCGTCGGGTTCACCCTGACAGGCAGCAAGCGGGTAACATCGCTTGACGAAGCAACCACCGACTCCTAATTAACTGACCTATGCTAACCCTCTTAACCGAGGTAGCCGTCCAGAACACCTCTTCGCCGTCCAGTATTGCTAAACTCAGCAATATTATGGACGGTGTGGATGGTTCGGGCGCGTTTAACCTCTCTCAGGAAACTGAAGCTATACAAGTCGAAGATAACCAGCGGCGCCAGATAAGCGAGAGCATTACGCTGGATTTGAGGGTTATCGAGGACAGCGGGCAGTCGGCTATTATCGACGCCATACAGGCCGCCCAGGACAAAGCCCTTATCACGGCTTACACACCGAATGGTTTCGTTGTGTTTCCCGATCCGGTTCTTTTGATGCGCAACAAACAGTTTGACGGCGTTCTCGCTTCAGCTGTGTTTGCCACCCTCAAAGGCACTCCGGGCTTCCGAGGTAACCCCCGAAGCCGGTACTTCCATGCAGGCCGTAATCTTTTAGGTGTGTATGATGTGACAACAACAGACGACTCCTTGCAAGGTTTAGAAGTAATTAACGGCTTCGACAACAGCTTCACCCCTGGTCAGATTGCGAGCTCTATCTCCGTGCCCGACCCAGTGACGGGTGGGCAAGGAATGGATTTAGAAGCAACAGACGGATTTTATTCGTACACATTTCCTTTTTTATTCCCGTTTGGGGGCCGCCAGCTTACCTTCAGCTTTACTACAGGATCGGGCATCGGAACACCTACTGCCAGAGTACGTTTCTACGATAGTTTGGGCAACACAGTGGGTAATACGGACGCAGCGGGCCAAACTCAAGTGACTGCTACTGCCCCGGCAAACGCAGTGACGGTTCGGTTCGGTATAAATACTGGTACAGACACCATAGAGATATTTAGACCAATGGTAACCATCGACGGATCAACCAACTTTGAATTATGATAAACGACAAATATCTTTTAGTAAACGGGATTCAGGTTCGCGTACTACCCTACTCTGAGAAACGGTACAACATGTTAGCCGATGTGGAGAAAGAGCAGCAGGAGTATTTCAGCAAAAACCCGGCTATGAAAATTGCCGAAATACCTCGTGAAAAACGCGCGGAGTGGTATAAGCGGAAGGCTGAAATTATGTGGGAGCCTCAAAGCGAGTACCCCAAGAATTTCTTTGAATCCGAAGACTTTGAGGCCGGGAGGCTCAAAGACACCGAGGATTTTTTCGTGAGTCGCGTAGCCTATCTATAGATAAGGCTACGCACCACCTGAAGCAGGCGTATGCGTTTGACTCAGGTGGGGGCTCCAAAGACGCAAACCGTGAAAAATGGATTCAAAACATAGGCGAGTATAAATGGTTTTCCTTAGTGCTCGCTGAATTTAACCCTGTTGAGGCTGATCGTATTTTCGACTTACCGGCACACGTGATTACTGAAGCGTATGTCAGCCAGCGGGCAGCCAACTATGTAAAACCTAAAAAATAATGTCTAAAGAACTTACCTTTGATGTACGCTTAAACCT